CATCTAATATATCGTCGTAGGTCTGAAACCAACGTAGCCATGAGGGTAAGTTGCCATCGCTATCTGCGAAGATAGGCAGGATGGGGTTTATGCAGTAACCTATTAGGTTAACTGTGAAGTCTAGGGTTAGGTAGATTAGGAAGCGTGTGTACATTATGCTTGGAGTGCTTTCAACTCATCCAATGTGGTAGCAGTAATCTTTGTTATATCCCTCAGTCGTTGCTTCTCAGCGACTATAGCTTTAGTGTCTGTGCCTGATTCTAAGGCGCGTTGGTACTGTACGTCTAAGGCTGTTAGCAGTGGAGCGCGTTCTGCTCTGAGTCGAGTTTTAGTAATGTCAGTAGCTTTGGTTAGATTGACGGATACCTTTCCGTCTACCAATTCCCATGCGTTAAAGAAGTCATTATGTTCATTGGGTAAGTCCGCGCTGTCCACTATGATTGCATGGTCTGGGCAGTCTTTAGCCAATACTTCTTCTATAGATACTTCACCTGTAGGAAAAGTTACTGAAACACCGCCTTGTTTATTTGTATGTACTATTATCATTAGGTGTCCTATCTGAATATGGAAACAGTAGTTACCCCAGCGTCATAAGGCGAACCGTTAAATTTTGTGGTAATGGCTGCGTATGTAGTGGTATTACTATATGTGTTATTATAATTATTGGTAGAAAATGTATTGGCAGTATCACTGTTTCCAGTCATTGAAGTACTTACTGCATAATTAGCATCCGCCATCGAGGTAGTAAAATTAATTCGATAAAGCCCTGTTGCGTCACGAGTTACAGAAGATACATTACCAGAGGCATTAACGGAACCACTAGAGCCAACAAAGTTCACCCATGCTCTAGCTGAATACGAAGGTGCTGAACCAGATGCAGTTGATAATGCAGCAGGTGCAGGTATTCCAGTACAGTTAGCTAAGTTACCAGATGTAGGAGTACCCAATAATGGGGTTACGAGAGTAGGAGAAGTGCCTAATACATTAGCACCAGAGCCAGTGCTGGTAGTTACTCCTGTTCCGCCATTAGCTACTGGCAGAGTTCCTGTTACTTGTGTCGTCAGCGTGATTGCTCCGCTTGAAATTAAACCCGAATCGACAGTGGTGAGGCTCATATTATATCCTTAGAATGTTATNNTNCCGGATGCAGTCCATTTGTAGACTCTGTATCCTCCGGCTACTGTGATTAGGAAGCGTGTGTACATTTAGCTCTTTCCGTCTGCAAATACGTTAATGAAAACTGTATTGTCCTCTAGTGCTTCTATCTCGTGCTGTTCAACTAGCCCTCCATAAGAAAATATCAGCCTCTCACCGCCAGAGATAGGAGTTGATGAATGTCTTTCTTTTCCAGCAATGCACAGCCAAACATCACCTTCTTCAACATTTACCTCAATACCATTTATCACTGGATTGCCACCATATTTAGGTTTTTTCAGCATGACGTTTACCCTAACGTGCGTAAGGTTTCCTTCATTTTTGTCTTTATGCTCATGCACAAACGCACCGTCAAGGTAGTTGTTTCCAATTAAACATTGGAATGTTGGCTCTACTCTGATGGGCTTCATACCATACAGCGCAAAGACCTTATCAAAGTCAGGTGCGTCTTTGTATTTAGCATATCGCCTACCAAAGCCGTTTTCTACCCACTGAGCCGTAGGCAGTTTGGCATCAACAAAGCTACGAATAGCTGATATGTCGTGTTGATGAGTTACGCGAGTGTACATTTAGCCTTTTCCTGTAGCAAAGGCTTGTGTGTTTCGCAAAATATCTACTAAATCAACACCAACAGGGATAGAGGAAGGATTTATAATATTATTGTCACCATCAGCATCTCTAATAGCGTGTATACAATAAGCAATAGTGTTATCCTCAAGTGCAGTAAAATGGTGTAATTTATCTTTAGCAATATATATCATAACTGGTGATTTAAAAATAGTTTTATTACCATCTACTGAACACTCTACAGAGCCAGTAGCCAATAAAGTTGTGTGGTCGTGATTGTGCGTATGTGCCTCATTTTTATCACCAGCTTTCTTAAAGTGCATTTGCCTAATATATACATTAGATATACACCCTATTGATACTACAGGTCTATTTTCTATATCAGTAACATCTAGCGTAGTCATTTAGCCCTTGCCTTCTCCAAATATGTTAATAAAGACTGTATCATCCTCTAGCGCTTCTATCTCGTGCCATTCAACGCGAACCAAATTAAGCGGTTCTGAACTTTTTGTTAAGATAATCTCCTTACCATCTTTCCTTACTATGCAAGAACCAGAGGTGCATACTGTGCCGTGACTGTACATATGCTCGTGTTTGGGTAGCCCTTCACCCTTATTGGCATAATAGATACCTAATACAACGCCATCATATGGGAACACGGTGTGTGGAACGATGGCAATCATTAAAACGCCTCAATGGTTGTTATTGGTTGGGGCAGTAAAGCATACCCAAACACAGGTCTAAGCGGTTGTGGGGATGGGACATCTACAGCCTTATACACCTCATCCGCATGAGGCATAAACTCATTTATTAATGTTTGTTTTCTGGTTTTGGCAGTTGACAAAGAGGTGAACGATTCGTATTGTCCTGATATATGGATAAACACCCTGTAATCACCATCCTCTAAGTCATTATCTAAGTCAGCATTGCTCCATGTAGCGTCATCGCCGACTGCAACAACTTTAGCAACGGTAAATCTATCAGACTCCTGTTTTAGATACTCTGCTCTGATTTCAGCTAATCTTGTGATGGCTAATGCTTCGGTATCCACATATTCAAATAGTCCAGTTACGGCATTTCTATATTCATAAATCACGATATAGCTCCATAAACTCTAGTTGTATTGCCAGATACCCAAGTTACTGTGTTAGCGTTAAGAGCAACTGCTTTTCCTCCTGCGCTTCCCTTACCACCAGATGCGCCCCACCCACCGCCACCTCCACCAGCATATGTACCGCCAGCTCCGCCAGCAGCATTAGCAGAGCCTCCAGCACCACCACCGCTATAGCCCCCTCCTCCTCCAGAACCACCACCTGCGCCGCCGCCCTGACCACTACCACCTGCTCCACCAGTTCCGGGTAATATCCTACCACCACCACCACCAGCTCTGCTTCCCCCACCAGATCCAGCAACACCTACTGCTCCTCCAGCACCGCCACCACCAAGACTACCAGCACCGCCATTAGCACCACCAGCACCACCACCACCACCGCCACCACCATCTGAGTTGTAACTGCAATAAACACCGCCACCACCACCACCACCACCGCCGCCTATATATGCGGAAGCATTGGTGTTATCAACTGTAGTATTAAAACTTAAAGATAGCGCTGGGCCGCCCACTGCATATGTACCACCCATACCCATAATAAAACCATTATTTACTATCTTAACGGTATCACCAGAAGCGCCACCAGTTAATGCAAAGCCTGGTGTTGCTGTTGAAGTAGAGTATAGGTATATCCCTGCGTTAACAGTAATGATTATGTCTGACTTGCCAGATACATACCCAGAAATGCTAGACATAGTAAGGGCGGCATTGGCAGTGTTAGAAGCATAGGTATACGTTAACTGCGGTCTTCCAGCTTGACCAGCGATTACGCCAATAACAATCAAGACAGCGCCCCTATGATATACCACGCATCTGTACCAGTTTTGATACAGGTTGCAGATTTATATTGTCCTAAAGTTGGTGAAGCTGCTGTAGCACCTGTAGACAATANGATTGTAGTTGCTGGAGTTACTGCGCTAATGGTAGTAAGACCTGCACCTATCTGTATTAACGTAATAGTTGAACCGATAGCATAAGCTACACTTGCATTAGTCGGCAGCTTAAAGGTATTAGCTGAAGCATTACTCACAGTTACTATGGCACCAGCATCTGAGGCTACTGTCACATATGCCGCAGTTGTCTGTGCATTGATTGAGTAAGAGACGATAGGGGCTGTTAAAGTCTTATTGGTTAATGTTTCTGTACCCGTATAAGTAGCTATTGAGGCTGCGGCTAGTGTAACAGCTCCTGTACCGCCACCAGCTATAGGCAATCCGGTACAATTAGTAAGTACACCACTCGTAGGTGTACCCAAGGTTGGAGTCACCAACGCTAAACTTGTAGATGAAGCTACATTAACTGCTCTTGTCATGCTGATAACCCCTTCAACTCATCCAATGTGGTAACGCTAATCTTGGTTATATCACGCAGTCTTTGCTTCTCAGCAACGATAGCTTTAGTGTCTGTGCCTGATTCTAGTGCGCGTTGGAATAGAACGTCTTGTGCTTCTAGGAGAGGCTTGCGTTCTGCTCTAAGTCTATCTTGAGTGATGACTATTGCTTTGCCAAAGTCTATTGTTATGCCCATGTCCACGCATCCCTAAAAGTTCTATCGGTTGGTACTGTGTCTGTGTCTACTATCTCGTAGATTGCACCCTCTGGTATGTCTTTCATACAGGCTTCAATGGTGTCGGTTGGTACTATTACTGCGACACCGCCTGATTCTGTTTTGTAGATTATTCTTTTCATTGGGTGTCCTTTTTAGCGGAAGATGGATACATGTTGCTGTGCATTATCTTCAAAGCCGCCAGCATAATTTTTAGAGTAGATGACAACTGAACCTGTGTTTGCA